TTATCCAGGATGCAATCCAAAAACTTAATCGTGGTGGAGATCCATTAACTACAGCTGGTGTCTTATGACAATTCCAATGATTAACGCAACTATCAACTTTTCTACTGGCCCGTCTTTTGCTCAAACTATGGTGCTAGGCACAGGTAAATTAGGCACTAACCTTTTAGGAGATAGCACAGCCATTATTGTGGATGTTTCTAACCAGGTAGATAGAATCTCAACTAGGCGCGGGCGTAATCCACAAGCTGACCAATTCCAAACAGGCACACTATCTATGCGCATAGTGGATCTAAACGGTGACTTTAATCCACAAAATGTGAACGGGCCTTACTACGGGTTACTGGTACCAATGCGTAAGGTGCAGATAAATGCCAATTATGCAGGTGTCAATTACAGCATTTTTAGCGGATACATAACTAGCTACAACACCATAACGCCTAAAGATGTGGGCGATGTTGCTTACACAACTATTGAAGCGGTGGATGCTTTCAGACTGGCACAAAACGCACAGATAAGCACAGTAGCTACAGCTAGTGCAGGCCAACTATCAGGCGCTCGTATCAATGCAATCTTGGACACTATTGACTGGCCACAAGGTATGCGCGATGTGGATGCGGGTTTAACTACGATGCAGGCAGACCCAGGCACAGCTCGCACAAGCCTTGCAGCTATGCAGACCGTAGAGTTGAGCGAATACGGCTCACTCTATGTAGATGCAGCTGGGTTTTTTACCTTCCAAGACCGTGCAGTTACAACAGCTGGTAGCGGTACTACCCCAGTAGTCTTTAGCGATACAGGTGCAGGCATCCGCTATAACAACGCCGTTTGGCGTTTGGATGACACCCTGGTCTATAACTCAGCGCAAATTACCCGCACGGGTGGCACCACACAGAGCGCAAGCGATGCAGCCTCTATTGCTAAGTACTTTACTCACTCCTATAACCAGCAAAACCTGCTTATGGAGACTGACACCGTAGCGTTGCAATATGCACAAAGCTATGTGGCATCTAGAGCTGATACTTCTACGCGATGCGATGCAATCACTTTAGATTTATACACAGCCGATTATGACGCAGGCATCATTGCAGCTTTAGATCTTGATTACTTTGACCCAGTAACGGTTACCACTACCCAACCTGGCTCATCCACACTTACCAAGACTTTGCAGGTCTTTGGCGTGGCAATGGATATAACAACTAATTCTTGGCGTACTACTTTTACAACTCTAGAGCCAATCATTGACGGCTTTGTGTTAGATAGTGCGCTTTATGGCTTACTCGATACTGGCGTTTTGACCTACTAAGGAGAAAAGATAATGAGTAAACAGACCTTCACCACGGGGCAGATATTAACTGCCGCGCAGATGACCACCTTGCAGGCCAACGATTACAACTGGACTGTAAACGCTAAAACTGCCAGCTACACCCTAGTAGCTACAGATGCGGGTACGCGTATCACTATGACAAGTGCAAGCGCTACTACCATTACGGTTAATACCAGCCTGTTTACGGCTGGCGATACTCTAGAAATAATCAATTTAGGCGCCGGGGTTTGCACAATTACGGCGGGAACGGCAACGGTATCAACAGCAGGCTCTTTAGCGCTTAGTCAATATGAAGGTGGCCAGCTGTATTTCAATAGTACAGGCGCAGCCGTATTTTTTGACATAGTACAAAGCTCAGGCATGACTAATCCAATGACTACAACAGGCGATACTATTTACTCATCAAGTGGTACAACGCCTGCAAGATTAGGTATTGGTACAACTGGACAAGTATTAACCGTAGCTGCTGGCCTGCCTAGTTGGTCGACGCCTGCCAGTTCTTCACCTCTAACAACTAAAGGTGATTTATATACTTATTCGACTACTAACACTGCTCTTGCCATTGGTGCGGATTATGGTTTTTTGCAAGCACTAGCATCAGCAAGCACTGGCAATCAATGGAACTCAGGAGCATGGACTTCTTACACTCCAACGGTTACACCAGAAGCAGGAGCCATTACCTCATACACAATCCAACGCTCAGCATATGTTCGCGTAGGCAAACTATGCGTAGTTAATCTAAATATCACAATAACCAATAAAGGCACAGGTTCAGGCGCATTATTTGTAAGCGCGCCATTTAACTCATATAACGATGCTGGCAGCGGTGTTGGCCGCGAAATTGCAGTAGTTGGCACAATGCTTTACTCGTCTATGGGTAGCAATAACTTCCAAATCAGAAAATACGATGCAACAACAGTTTTAGTGAATAACTATGTGTGTGCATTAACAATTACTTATGAGGTGGCTTAATGACTAATTTTATATCAAATATGGGTAATGACGCAGATGTGTCCGATGAAATCTTTTTAGCTAGGTTGCGCCATTGGCGCGATACTGAATTAAAAAGTACTGACTGGACTCAGGTAACAGACTCACCTGTAGATCAAAAAGCCTGGGCAACTTATCGCCAAACTCTTAGAGATTTACCTTCTAGTAATTCCAATCCACGCAGCATAGAAATACCAGCTCCGCCAAGTGTCTAAATACGCACAAGGCACTCATGCTCGCATGATAGAGGTGGCACTAGCTGAGGTAGGTACGGTGGAAGGCCCTAAAGATAATGAGACAAAGTACGGGGCTTTCACCAAGCGCAACTTTTTGCCGTGGTGTGGCAGCTTTCTTATGTGGGCAGCTCATGAGGCAGGGGTAAGCGTGCCCGACTGCGTATCTACCAAAGACGGGGCTGAGCGCTTCAAGTCATCTAACCATTGGTTTGATACACCAAAGGTAGGTGACTTTGTTTTCTTTGATTTTATTGATGATGATAAAACAGTTATTAACCATATTGGCCTAGTGATCCGATGCTCAGACAAAGCCATTGTCACAGTTGAGGGCAACACCTCACCCGCTGGCAAAGACCGCAACGGTGGCCAGGTCATGCTCAAAACAAGGGCTTTAGGTAATCACTCAGGAGTAGTTGGCTATGGAAGGCCAGTCTATAAAACTCCTGAACTACAGAAAGAGACACCATGACAGAGCAACTAAAGGCCGCTGGCCTTTCTTACCTACGCGCTGCAATTAGCTGCGCAGGGGCGTTATATCTATCAGGCATTACAGACCCTAAAGTATTAGCTAATGCTTTTATAGCTGGGCTTATCGGGCCAGTACTCAAAGCAATTACACCTACCGAAAAGCAGTTTGGCGTAGGGGCTAAGTAATGGATGAGCGCCCAGCACACGATCAAGTAGCTGTAATCCTTGCTAAAGGTGCTGTAGCGCTTGTACTTATTATTGCTCTTGGCGCTTTTGGCAGGGCTTTCTACTTAGCCGTAGTTACCGAAGGACATCAAAATATACCAATTAGCGATGCTGCTACACAATTACTAACAGCTCTTGGCTCGGCCCTTGTTGGCGGGGCCGTGGGTTTTGTAGGTGGGTCAGCGCCACGCTTCAATAAAAAAGATACAGAGGCAAAGTAATGTCACAAGCCCAGTCATATTTAGCGTTAGCTTTGGGGATAGCAACGCTTGCTACTTTTATGGCTGGGCTTGTGAGGCATCTTGTTAAGTATTACCTAGCAGAGTTAAGGCCCGATAATAACGGGGGCCATAACCTAAGGGGTCGCGTAGATCGTATAGAGGCGCAGGTAGACCGTATTTATCAATTACTTTTAGAGCGTTCATAGAAGCTGCGTATTGCATCTTGCTGGGACTCTGAGCGCTGAACACTTAAAGGCCTGGTATCTCCTGGGTTAGACATGGGGGCAGTCAGCCAATGCTTGTTATCTGCATATAGGTCACGGGCATGTAAGGCGTGGCTCAAAAAAAACTCTATATCTTTACCTCTTATTGAGAGTACAAACTCAGTCTCTATTAGCCTTGTGTTTTCTCGCATCCATTGGGTGCCGACTATTAACAGATCACCAGGGTTTATAGCTCTATCATCCTCACCAAAGCCGTAGCAACTGAGGCGGCCTTCCATTTTGTTGTGGCTGGTGACATCAATACGGCCACTAGGTTGCATCCGTGGAGCGCCCATTACTTACCCTTTCTATTGAGCCTTTGGCGTGTCGCATCTTGTAAATTGTCAGGGGGTTCCCCTACAATTTTTACAGGTGCAAAAGCATCTAAGGCTAAGGGCTAGTCATAAAAAATTAAATAGTTTTTTGTATCAGTTTGTAACTTATCGGCGGTTTTGACCAGGCACACGCCTGAATTGATAACACCGACTAGTTACATTATGTAAAGTAAAAACAAGCACAAAAGATGCTCACTAGCTTTACATAACCCGCTATTTAGTTTTAATTGCTAAGCCCTATGTCTTTACCATAACACAGTAAAGGGCTGAGATAATGAATTGGACACTCCAAGTACCACCTATTTTGTTAATCATTTTAATTATAGGGCTAGCACTCATTGCAGGTTATTCCATTGGATACAGAGAAGGACATGGAGAAGGCTATTTAAGAGGCCGATCTATAGCTAGGGCGATCCGCGAAAGCGAGGCAGCCAAGTGAGCAACTTTCTAGATAATTATGAAACAGCTAATGACACGATAATCAGATTTAGAAAAGAATACCCAACAGGGCGCATAGTCACCCATATTCAAGAGGTCAACCTTGCAGCTGGCACAATCCTAATTAGAGCTGAGATATTTAGAGAATATGAGGACACGGTGCCAAGCGCCGTAGATATTGCCTATGGCAATGTTGCAACGCTGCCCCAAAATATGAAAAAATGGTTTGTAGAAGACTGCTCAACTTCAGCAATATCTAGAGCAATTAAGCTCCTATCCCCTAGCTCTACGCGCCCCAGCCGTGAAGATATGGCGCGTGTGGAATACGAGGCCACACCCAGTAAAGATGAGTCAGATCTTTGGGCCACTCTCACAGTTAAACAGACCGAAATTGAAACTGGTACCGAGCATATAGGTAGCGTCTTAACCCTGGTTAAAGAGGAGATGACTCCCCCACAAGGGCCTCATTGCAAGCATGGCTATATGGAGGAGAAAAAAGGCGTAGGCAAAACAGGTAAGCCATATCAAGGCTATGTATGCCCTAGTAAAAACCGCGATGACCAATGCAAGCCTGTGTGGCTATGACACAAAAAGAAATAGTTACGTGGAAGCAATTGGGAGAAATGATACAAAATCATAAATTGGCACCTAAAACCTTAGAACTGGCTAATGAATTGGCCAACACAGTAAGAAAATCACAAACGGAACAAATGGATGACTGTGACGTAGCGGTGTTGTTATTGATGATTGGTGAATACATGTTGAGAGGGGCAAGCCAATAATGGGTGAAATCAGCTTTAGCAAGATAGGTAGCGGTGTTACTAACACTATCCATGATGACGGCACTATCACCTCACTAGCTGACAAGTTCTGCGACTGTTGCGAGGTAGATAAACCCGCTTTGGGCGGCTTCACATTAAAAGACATGAGCGGCGAGGCGGTTATATGGCTATGTTCACAATGTCGCGGCTAGATGAGGTAATCCTGGATAGGTCTCAGGAGATAAGTGCGCACCAAGCAGCTTTAGATCGTGCCAGGGTCATGGATGATTCTTACTTTAGGCTTTACGGGCAGAATCTTAACTATCACGACATGATTACACAGCATGCAGAGAGTGCAGGCGCTGAAATAGCTGTAGCTGAGTGGTTTGGTATCACAGGCTTTAACCCTTCTGTTAATACCTTTAAGTCCGAGGCCGATGTCGGCACACGCGTAGAGGTCAAACACACGCGCTATGCCAATGGCGCACTTATTTTGCAAGCTAATCAATCCACAAGGCCTAACGATGTCTGTGTGTTAGTTGTGGGTAAGTCACCTGTATATCGCCTGGTGGGCTGGATGCCCGCAGTCATGGCCCTGGTGCCTAAGTACAAACACCCACGCCAGGACAGCTACTGGGTGCCACAGCCCTACCTATTCGAGATGCGCTACCTCAAGAAATCTAGCTATGGACAAGATTAGTTATAGCTGCCGCCATTGTGGCAAGGTCACAGATCAGTTAGAGCGCATAGTCAGCGATAACCTGCCAAGCAATGTAAAGGTCTTGCAATGCATAGTGTGTAGCTACATGTCCGTGTGTCTTATGGTGGATATTGGCATGGACTGCGACTAATGCCTAGCTATGAGTATGAGTGTATTAGCTGCTCAATGCGATTTACTGTCGAGCGCTCAATCCATGAGGACAATGCACCTTATTGCTGTAGTTATGCCATGAGGCAGGTTTATGGCGTACCAGGTATTAGCTTTAAGGGTACGGGTTGGGGCGGCCAATGAAGTGTTACATGAGTGGTTGTAAATCAACCGTTGAGTGGTTCATCTTTGTAGATCCAATGGGATACAGCTGCGATGCACATGCACCCGCTGACTATGTGAAGCCATTATGACACGCCGTCTGACCAGCACTTATATCAATATGCTTGACACCACCATGTACGATGGACCCGTACAGGCGCGAGAGGAAAGAACTCTCAATAGAGTGAGACTCTCTAACTCTTTAGTAGCTCGATGTAAATCGAATCGCTCTTTATCGCTTGTTCTACTACTGCTCTTACTAATGGCCATACCTATGCCTGCTTACAGCAATGGCTATTCTGTAGATCAATTACGGTTATATCTACATAGCAGAGTAGTTACATTTAATGAGTTTATATGTATGGATACAATCATAATGTTAGAGAGTAAGTACAACTACTTATCTCGTAACGGTAGTCATTACGGTATAGGACAGATGCGTAGTAAGTATTACCAATCTAAAGACCCATACACACAGATAGACTTAACTATTGCTTATACTCATAAGAGGTATGTAACTATGTGTAATGCTTTAGCCTTTCATAAGAGACATGGGTATTACTAATGGCTACTAAGCGCGGTGACCCACGCTCTCAGCGTAAGTACAAGACTGTTAGGTTAATGGTGCTAGCGCGTGACATGTACACCTGTTATTACTGCCAGTCCCCCGATGCCAACACAGTAGATCATGTTGAACCAGTTAAGTACATGGAAGATAAAAGCGATGCTTACAATCCTGACCTTATGGTTGCATGCTGCTCTCGTTGCAACAGCTCTAAAGGTTCAAGGTCACAAGCGTCTTTTTTAGCCAAGA